ATCGGCAAGCTTCGCGAGATGGGCAAGGAGGGCGAGCTATCCGCCGACCGGGTCTTCACCGCCCTTCTGCGGGTTTCCGACGAAGCCGACAAGCTGTTCGCGGCCATCCCCCAGAACATCGAACGCGCGTCGGGGGCCTTGTCGAGCTCATGGGACCGCTTCCTGGTGAAGCTGGACGAGGGCCTGGGCCTGTCCCAGGGCATCGCCAAGGAAATGATGGGCGCCGCGAAAGCCTTGGATGTCATCACCAACGCCCCCCAGGCCGTCGCCGACCAAATCGCCAGGATCGAGGGCCAGATCGAAGGCGGACGGGTCCGAGGGCCGGACGCCATGAAACGGCTGAAAGAACAACTCGACTTGCTCCGCATGAACGAAGCGGAAATGGCCCGGATGGACACCCTTCTGGAGAACCAATCCGAAGCCCAGCGCAAGGCCCGCGCCGAAACCGAAGCCCACACCAAGGCCCTGGACGCCTTCGGCAAGCTACAGGATGACCTCCTCACCCCCATGGAGAAGGCCCGGAAAGCCCACGAAGCCCGAATGAAGGTGATCGAGGACGCCACCGCCGCCGGAGCCGACGCCGCCGACATCGCCGCCGCCACCGCCGACGCCGAAGCCGCCTTGGCCGCCGCCGTGGACCGAACCGCCGAGTCCCGGTCCAAGGGAACCGTGGAAGCCAATCGCTACGTTGATGCCGCCGCCGACACCCTGGCGACCATGCAACTCCAGAACGACGTTCTTCAACTCCGCCTGGGCGGACAGGACCGCATGGCCGACCTGCTGGCCGAGGATGCCCGCTGGCAGGAACGCCTTGGCCCCCTCTACGCGGAGAACGCCGAACGTCTGAGGGAGTTGTGGGACGCCAACCGGGGGCTCACCGAGCAAATGGACGCCCGAACCGAGGCCGAGCGCCAGGCGGAGCGGACCAGGACGGAGGCCTTCCACGAGCAACAGAGGGTGGCCCGGGACTACGAGCGTTTCGCCGACCGGATCGCCGGAGACCTGGCCGGAGCCCTCGCGGAAGCCTGCGAGGACTTCCCCGAGGACGCCCTGTCCGACCCCGAAACCGCCGCCATGATCCAGGAGGCCCTCCAATGAGCGTTTGCAACACCCTTCTGACCGACGACCGGGTGGTGATCTACACCGACACGGTTGGGTATGTCCGAGAAGCCCCCGCCATCCTTCAGACGAAGGTCCATGTGGCCAACGGCATGGCCATTAGCACGCGGGGCCTTGGGGTTGTTGGCGATGTCCTGAAGAAGGCGATCGAGATTAACGACGACGTGCATTCCGCCTACATGCACCTATGGGACTTAGTGGGGCGGGTCCCCGACGCCGTCTTCGCCCATCAGGGGGTGGAAGTGACCTTGGCCGGGTGGGACGAGGTCGGCCCCATCCTGTTCCGCTTCTACCGCATGCGGGCGAAGGACCCGGTGCGGGCGCTTCCTTTCGGTATGGGGTGGACCATGGCCCCGACCCTGGGAGCCCGGGCCTATCCCCTGGACGTGACCCGTGATCAAGCCATCGCCTTGGCCATGGTTCAACAGAAGATCGCGCGCAAGCATGGCCTGTTGATGTGCATCGGGGGCGACCTGGAAGAAACCACCATCGACGCCAACGGCGCCCGGACCATCACGGTGGCCGAGTATCCGGACAAGGCGAAGACCATCCGCCTGATTGGCGAAACCGGACCAGCCCGGGAAGGGAAAAGCGCATGACCGATACGGATTTGGAGTGGCGGATCAGCCACGACCAAGAGATGGACCAGATGATTCGGGACCACATGAGCGAGGCCCGCGCCCGCCTCGACGCGGAGGCCGCCGCCACCTTGTCCAAATTGGACAGGGACATGGAGGCCGCGCCGAACCGCCACGCCCGCCGGGTCATCCAAAAGGCGAAGGCGAAGTTCCTCAAGAACCTGCGGACCCTGGATCGACGGGAAGCCGCGATGGACCGGAAGGCCCGGGACCAGTTCGGAGTCCTGCCCACCGAGGCCATGGACGGCGCCGTGGACCAAGCGATGAAGGAAATCTTCGGATGAGCGCCCGAAGATCCGGCCTGTCTGGCGTTTCCCGGGTTCGCCGTGTTCTGCGCCGCCTGCCCGACGAAATGACGGCGGAGGTGAAGGACGCCATCGCCGAAAGCGCCGAGGCCGTTCGCCTGGACATCATCGCCAATGCCCCCGAGGACGAGGGCGACTTGAAACGGTCGGTCGCCGCGAAGTTCTCCCCCGACCGGCTGGCCGTCTACGTGGGGCCGGGCGCCCGGGGGGCAATGATCCAATCCCGCCGCACCGGGAGCCCCTTCGCCACCAGGACGGACACCGGAAAGAAGAAGATTTCGCCCTCCGCCCGGAAGGATCTGATGCAGTTCTTCAAGGCCTATTGGCTGGAGCACGGCACCCAGGGCGGAACCATCACCCACTATGACGGGAAGCCGCTGGAGCACCCCATCACGGTTCCGCCCTTGCCCGCCCTGCATTTCATCGAACGGGCCTGGGACGCCAACAAGGAATGGGCGAAGAAGCGCATCCGGGACGCCGTGGCGCGGACCCTCGACAGGGTGACCCGGCGATGACCCGCCCCGCCCGCATCTGTAGTTACTGCCGCCGCAAGGTCGCCGCCGGGGTCACCTGCCCCTGTGGCCAGGGCCGCGAGCGTGACACGCGCCCCACCGCTTCGGAACGGGGCTATGGCACCGACTGGCGGAAGCTGCGCGCGACCATGCCGAAGACCCCCTGCGCCATCTGCGGCGCCCCCTGGGTACCGGGGATGCACCTGGACCACATCATTCCCCGAGCCGAGGGCGGCACCGACGCCCCGTCCAACCTCCAATGGGTTCACCGCCGATGCCATTCCGCCAAGACGGCGGGGGCGGACGGCGGCTTTGGCAACAGGAAGGGCAAGGGCCCGGTGAAGGGCTGTGACGTGAACGGGCGCCCCCTGGACCCCAACCACCCATGGAACGGGGGCAAGCCATGAAGCCCGGCAAGCTGGACCAGCGGATCACGATCCAGGGGCCTTCCGAGATCGACGACGGCTATGGGGGCACCATTCCGGGCGGCATGGCCGACCTGTCCACCGAATGGGCCAGCGTCGAGCCCCTGCGCGGGACCGAGGCCGTGGCCAACATGGCCGTCACCGCGAACCAGACCTATCGGATTTGGGTCCGCCGGAACGTGGCCGTGAGCCCCACCCATCAACTGGTCTGGGAGGGCCGGACCCTGAACATCCGTGAAGCCCCCCCGCCCCGCCGGGAGGCCTACCGCCAAATCATCGCCGTGGAGATGGAGGCATGAGCGCCGCCCTTCAAACCGCCGTGATCACGACCCTTCGGGCCGCCCTGGGCATCCCCGTCTATGACGAGGTGCCCCAGGGCGCGGCCCTGCCCTATGTGGTCCTCGACACCACCATGACCGTCCCCGAGGACGGACTGTCCACCGAACACGAGCGCGTCACCCTGTACCTGACCCTCTGGCGGAAGGACACGAGCGCCCTGGGGATCGAAGCGGACCTGACCGCCATCAAGACCGCGTTGCACAACCGCAAGCTTCCCATGACGAGCGGGACCAACGCCATCACCCGATTGGTTCGATCCTCGACCGACCGGGACATTGACCGACGCGTTCGGATTGGACGCGCCACCTACGAAGCCCTCATTACGTCATAAAGGAGTTCCCCATGGGACAGACCACTTCGGCGGGCGCCAAGCTCTACATTGGCACCACCACCGCCGCCGCCAATCAGACCCAATTCGAGGCCGACACCTACACCGAGATCGGTGAACTTCGGACCCTCGGGGCTTTCGGCAAGCAATACCAGATTATCGAGACCAACAGCCTGAACCAGCGCAAGACCGACATGGTGAAGGGCTCCTACTCCTACGGTCGGATCACCCCGGAATTGCATTGGGATGAAGACGACACAGGGCAAGCCGCCCTCCTCACCGCCTTGGACGATGACAGCAAGTACAACTTCAAGGTGGTGTTCAACAACACGCCGTCCTCGGGTTCTACCCCCACCCCGACCATTCGATATTTCCGGGGCGTGGTGGCCCAGTACCAGGAAGTCTTGAACGACGTGAACAGCGTTATTGGGTGCCAGACCGAGATCGGGATTACCGAATTGGTCCGCGTCGCCAAGACCAGTTCCTAACCCTGGAAGGACAACAGCCCATGGCCCAGAACGCCAAGAAAACCGCCTACCTCAAGGACGCCCGGCCCGTCACCGTGACCGTCGACGGCGTGGACTATGCCCTTCTTCCCACCCTGGAGAAGGCCGACGCCATCGAAGGGGCGTTCAACTCCCCCATGGAGGCCGCCGCCCTGGTCTCCAAGCTCAACCGCGCCACCACGGCCCGGGTCCTGCTGTCCTGTTCCCAGGACCGGGTGAAGCCCCCGGAGATCAAGGACCTGTCCACCACCCTCATGGCCCTTCCCCTGGAGGACCGGGCGGAGGTGGCCGCCGACACATGCAAGTATTTGATGTGGATGGCCCACGGCTTCCAGGGCACTGCCGACAAACCCGGCAATGACAACGAGGGTGACGAGAACCAGGAGAGCGAGGAGGGAAACGGCTGACCCTGGGCGATTACTGGCGGGACACCTACCAGTACGCCACGGGTTGGCTTGGGTGGTCGGACGCGCAAGCCATGACCACCCCGGTTCCCCGGATCTGGCTCGCCCTGGAAGGGAGAATGGATTTCCTCAAGAAGACGAACCCCTTCGGTGGTGAAGACGGGACGGGAGCGAGGAAGGCGGGGACGTTCGGAGAGGTTATCCGCCGATCCGGCCCCCCAACAGAGGAAGAGCGCCGCAAGGTCGCGGCGGAGTGCGCCAAGGTCTTCGGATAGAGAGAGAGGAAAGACCGCATGACATTGACCATGGTAACCGGCCCCGCCGCCCTACCCATCACCGAGGCGGAAGTCTGGGACCACCTTCGGGTGGGCGACGATCCCCCCGACCAAGCCGACATCCTCCGCAAGATCAAGGCCGCCGTGTCCAGTCTGGACGGCAAGGACGGATACCTGGGCCGGTGCCTGATCCATCAGACCTGGCGCTTGACCCTGGACCGCTTCCCCCGCGACGGCATCCGCTTGCCCCTGCTGCCCGTGGTCTCCGTGGTGGTGACCTATACCGACACCGACGACACCGAGCAGACCTTGACCGGCTACCACCTGAAGGCCGGAGACGTGGGCGTGATCCTGCCTGGGGATGAGGGTATGCCCAAACTTGGACCGACCTATGACGGTGTGATGGTGGACTTCGTGGCGGGCTACGGCACCGAGCCCGACGCCGTGCCCGAGCCCATCCGGCAAGCCATCTGCCGCGCGGTGTCCGAGAGCTACGACAACCGCGAGACCTGGACCGATGGCCGGGTTTCCCTGCTGCCTGGGGCCTTCGATGGCCTGGACCTCTACCGCGTCGGCGGCTGGGTCTGGTGACACCCGGGGGGGGGTGAAGAATTTCCGAGGGGCGCCTTAAGACCGTGTGGGTCGTTTCATTCGTGAGTGCGAAGAATTGAACAATTCCGAGGTGTACAATGCGCGGACGAAAGCCAGAATTAACAGCGATTGAGGGGGGATTGTCTCGCATTCCCCCGGCCCCGACTTGGCTTCCCGAAGAGGCGAAGGCGGAATGGAAAAGGATCTGGCCGGGGTTGAAGACCCGCCGGACGGTCACCCGCGAGGATCTGCCCGTGGTCGAGCAATACTGTCTCGCCGTGGGCACCGTGCGCCGCTCGCAAGCGATCATCGGCGCCGAGGGCGATACCGTCACCACCGAGACCGGCACGAAGCGCCATCCGGCCTTCCAGACCCTCTTTCAGGCCCTCACCGAATCCCGCCGTCTGGCCGCCGAACTCGGGTTGACCCCCGCATCCCGGACCAAGGCCGCCGCCCTGGGGGAAACCCAGGATGACCTTTCGGACCTGGACCTGTGAGCAAGCCCGCCACATATCCCGATTGGGTCTTTGATGGATCGCCCATCGAGGACCCCTTGGGGCATGGTCAACGGGCCGTGGACTTCCTGGGCAAGCTGAAACACCCCAAGAGCCCGGCGCCGGGCCGCCGGTTCACCCTGGCCGACTTTCAGGCGAGAATTCTACAGCGAGTCTACGGCCCCCGGAAGGCGGACGGGACCCGGAAGGTGAAGACCGTCTTCCTCATGATCGGACGGGGTGGCCGCAAGACGGCCCTGGGGGCCGGGCTCTCCCTGCTGCACTTCATCGGGCCGGAGCGGATCCCGGGCGGGCTGGTGTTGAATGCCGCCTCCGACCGGGACCAAGCGCGTCTTGCCTTCGAGGAAGCCGCCCTGATCCTGCGGGAGGATCCCAGGATTGAATCAAAGCTGACCTTCCAGGATTACCGCCATCGGATCAACCACCCGAAGTCCGGGACTGTCCTCCGGGCCGTCTCTTCCGATGCTGGACGGCAACACGGCACCACCCCGGCCTTCGCCCTGGTGGACGAACTGCACGCGCACCGGAACCGGGACCTCTGGGACGTGATCCGGACGGGGCTGGTGAAGACGCCGGGCTCCCTGTTGGTGGTGACCACGACGGCGGGCCGGGGGCAGAATTCCATTGCCTGGGACATCTACGACTATGCCCGCAAGGTGGCCCTGGGGGAGGTGGAGGACGAAGGGTTTCTTCCCATCCTGTTCGAAGCGGACAAGGACGCGGACTTCCTGGATGAAGCGGAATGGGCCTGGGCCAACCCTGGCCTTGCCGATGGGTTCCCCGACATCGAGGGCCTTCGCCAGTTGGCCCGGGAGGCGGAGAACCGCCCTTCCGACCGGGAGGCATTCCGGCAACTGCATATGAATATTTTTCTGGACCATTCCTCGGACCCCTTCGTGGACATGGCCGTCTACGACAAGGGCAACCGTCCGGTGGACCTGGATGCCATGGAGGGCCGCCCCTGTTACATCGGGGTGGATATGTCCTCGGTCTCCGACCTTACCGCCGTGGTCGCCTGCTGGAAGGGGGATGACGGGGAAATTGCCGTCTGGCCCTGGTTTTTCTGCCCGGGCGACAACCTGCGCCGCCGTTCGGATAGGGATCTGGTGCCCTATGTGGCATGGGCGGAAGCGGGGTTCATCACCCCCACGCCGGGCGACGCCATCGACGAACGGGCCGTGGAAGACAAGATCCGGGACCTATGCGAGCGGTTCGACGTGCGGGAAATCGCCTTCGACCCCTACCTTGCCCAACGGATTATGTCCGACCTGGGGGACGATGGTTGGCCCGTCGTGGCCATGCGGCAGGGTTCATTGACCATGGGACCCGCCGTCCGAGACCTGGAGACCGCTTTGATAGGGGGACAGGTGGCCCATGGGGGACACCCGATCCTTCGATGGAACTTCGGCAACGTGGTGGTGGAGACCGACAAGGCCGGGCTCAAGACGTTCCACAAGGGCAAGTCCCGGGAAAAGATCGATGGCGCCGTCGCAACCGCGATGGCCGTGGGTCGCGCCATGGTGGCCGACGAGTCCGAACCCGTTTATGTAACCTTCATTGGATAGGGGTGCGATATGGCGCGAAAAGGTGCAAAGAGGAATGACGGCCCCAGGGATGCGTCTGGAAGACTGATCCGGCCCAAGACCGTCGGACTGACCCCGGAGCGGGCCGCCAAGCTGGCGACCGAACCCGCCATCATCCCCACCGAACACGCGGGCATCACGGCCCGAAAGATCAAGGACCCGTGGGACGCGCTCTATGAACGGGGCAAGCTGACCGCCCGGGAGGCCGACGCCTGCCTGGCCGTCGCCCGAGCCCATGAGAAGGCCGAGTCCCTGGGCGGCCCCAAGTCCTGCTTGATCGCCTTCGAGATGCCCCGGGACAACTATTTCGGCCCCCGGTCCCCCACCGACAAGACCCTGGCGTCCGTCCGATGCGCCCAACGCCTTCTCGCCGCCGCCGGTCAGGACTGGCCCATGGTCTGGGGCGTGGCCGTCCTCGGGTTCATGCCCTACTCGCCCATTCATCTGGTGGCGCTCAAGAGGGGCCTGGAAAAGGTGGCCGACGTGGCGGGGGTGTGAAAACGCTATTCCGCTGCTGACAGCCATCCCCGGATTTCCCGGGGATGCTCATAGAGCAAGCGAATCAGCGTCCGCCCCGGCCCTTCTGGCTGGGTCCGCCCCTGTTCCCAATTCCGAAGAGTGGAAACCGGGATGCCCAGAAGGTCCGCCGTCGCCTGCTGGGACAGGTCCAGACGTTTCCGGGCGATGGACAGCATTTCTCCGTGATTGAGCGGACGGGAATTCGTTTCGTCCCACTCGGGGTTGTCGTCCCAGTCATCGGGGGGTGGGGTCTTAGCCATAGGCCCGCCTTTCCTTTGGGGTCGCGGGGCGAACGCTGATCATCCGGACGCTATCGTCCCAATCCGCCCACACCGCGACATACAATTTTTCGCCGACATAACCGAACGACACGAACCGGTCCTCGCCATAGTCGAAGCGGGTATCCAGTCGCTCATGGGTCAACCCCCGGATGACCTGTTCCCCGAGGGTCAGGCTGACCCCGTGATTGCGGATGTTTTTCTCATCCTTGGCGGGGTCGAAGGTTATGGGGCGCTCGTTGCTCATGGGGAGAATGTACGCCGTGAGCGCATGACGCGCAAGAGGGAATATGCGTTGTGAGCGTAGTTTATTTGTGTTGGCCAAACACAAGCACCCCCGCCGGTCATTGACCAGCGGGGTATTTGTGTGCTTTGGTGTGGATTGGGTGTGAGAGCCCGGAATCGAAATAGGGGTCTACCGGTTGGCGCCGGAAGATCCCGAATGCATGGAACGTCTTGGCGGATGATCCATGCGGCGGTGCGCCTTGGCGGGCGCCCCTTAACTCGGTGCACCTATAGTGCCGGGGGCGGCGCGCCATGTCCAGAGCTAATGCTTAAAAGCACACCGACCTGTCTTTCGATCAGGTTCTCACCCCCCGGCATGCCAGGGCCGATCCCTGGTGAACGGCTGTGAGAAGCCAAGATCGAAAGACCGCCATCATGAACGACATCATGTTCAAGTCCCCCACCATCGCGTGCGCGCGCATCTGCAACGAGCTGGAGCGGCTGGAAGGAATCGCCTCCCTCTTCCAGATGCTTTCCTATCGCAATGCATCGCCGGACACCGACATAACCACGGACCAGATGGCCGACCGGCAGTGTGAGGCCTTCCGCTTCCTCGCCTACAGCCTCATGGACGTTGCCGGGGGTATCGGCGAGGCCCACGACGTCCTCGCCTCCCTGCACGAGGGGGATGCCCAATGACCCGCGAAGAAGCAATCGAAGAGATCAACTTCGTTTGGGAGAACATTGGGAATATCGCGCCTGCCCTCGAATTGCTTGGGGACGAAGTGCAGGGCGTCCGCGCGACCTCCCTTTGTTCGATTTTGGCCGTGGCCGTCGCTACCCTGAACAACAGACTTGGCCCCGCTCTTGATGCCCTGGATGGAGGGGTTCGCGTTACGATCTACAACAATCCGTCGGACAGGTCCCCTTCCACCGCGCCCTGAACCTCCCTCACGGAGGTTCGCCCCACCGTGGGGCGCCCTGCGTCGAATATGCCGGAGAGGTGGACCGGCCCGAGGACGTGAACCAAGCGCGGGCGTGGCCTCCCCCACGGAGGTTGGTGGGGATCCCCATAGACCACGAATCACCAGCCCGTCCCGGGGATCCTCGGGGCGGGTTTTTCATGAGAACACACAGGGAACAGAAACCGCGTTCCATGTGCCATCCATGTGACATGGAATTCCCGTCACTCGTTGTTAATGAGCGTAGGAATGCGTGTAACTCGTTGTAAAGGAAGGGAATTCGTTGTCATTGGCGTGTGCCATGCGTTGGCACATGAAAAAGCCCGCTAGACCGTGGCTAACTGCCTGATCTAGCGGGCTTTTTTATGGAGCGGGTGAAGGGAATCGAACCCTCGTATTCAGCTTGGGAAGCTGATGTTCTACCATTGAACTACACCCGCGCCGGGGGCCGGGAACCAGCCCGGCCCACCCATATAGGCGAAGCCCCGGCGTTTGGCAAGCGGTCGTGTGTGGAGGAAAACCAATCCCCGCCCGCCCCATTTCTGGACAGGATCGGCGCGAGATGCTATCGCGGGAGCCCCCACGGGGCCGTTGGCGCGCCGAACGCCCGGCGATCCCCCGCCAAGGACCCATTTCAAGCCAAGGATAGACCACAGTGGCCGCCCTGCAGCCGGTTCGAGGAACCCACGACTACCTCCCCGAGGACTCCCGCGCCAACCGCGCCGTGGAGGATATCGCCAAGGCGGTCGCCGAGCGGTTCGGTTTCGGTGAGATCATCACCCCCATCTTCGAGTTCACCGAGGTCTTCGCCCGTACCCTGGGCGATACCTCCGACATCGTGACCAAGGAGATGTACACCTTCGAGGATCGCTCCGGCGATCGCCTCACCCTGCGGCCGGAAAACACCGCCGGCGTGGCCCGGGCCTTCATCTCCGGCGGTCTCGCCCAGAGCGTGCCCGTCAAGCTGTTCTACCGCGGCCCCATGTTCCGCCACGAGCGCCCCCAGAAGGGCCGCCTGCGCCAGTTCCACCAGGTCGGCGTCGAACTGCTGGGCGTGGAAAATCCCCTGGGCGACGTGGATGTCATCGCGCTGGCCAACCAGTTGCTCGACGCCCTGGGCCTGGGCGGACGCACGGTGTTGCACCTCAACAGCCTGGGCGATCCGGAAAGCCGCGAGGTTTACCGCCAGGCCCTGGTCGCCTACCTGTCCGGCCACAAGGA